ATGGTCTGGGAGATACCGATGAAGTCCATGTTGCGAAGAAACAGCACTGCTTCCAGACCGCTGACGTTGATGCCTTCTGCGAGGATGCTATGATGCAGAACCACAAACTTCTTGGAGTTGTCTTTGCCCCAGGCAGATAGGGTGTCAAAGAATACCTCACGGTTCACTTTGCGACCATCAATGACTGCTCCAGTCTTGGCAGTAATATACATCCAAGAGTATCCGCGAAACTCTAGTTGAGTGCAGAAATCAGTTTCAGACACCAGGGAGACAATCTGCTTAGTTGCCTTAGCACAAATCAGAATCTTGCCGACTTTGTTGTCGTCAATCGTTTCCAGCAGATTCTCCGCGTCGCGGTCAAAGTTGGTCTGCTTTCCTGTCACCATAGCAAGTTGCTTGACGATGACTTTAGGGGGCACAATGTAACCACCTTCAACCAACTCAGGAGCAGGAACTTTGCAGATGACCTGACCATAAACAGCAGAATCATTCATCCCAGGTTTGCCAACTGCCAACGAGTGCTTTGGAGTTGCGGTAAAGAAGTAGCAGCGTCGTGCATTAGCAGAGAAGTGCTCAGTTGCAGGGAAAAAGTGACGCTGAACGCTGTTATGTGCCTCATCAAAGTAGATCGTATCCACATCAATCTCTGCCACTTGAAGACGCGACAGAGAGTTGTAGGTGGTTACAATCAGGCGATGATTGCCAGCATTGCGCTCAACCCAGTTGCGAATCTCTTGAGGGCGAGTAGAAGATTCATGGTGAGTTTCGCCACTGTGGACGTGGAAAACCTTTGCGTTAGTGATGAACTCCAGGAACTCGCTAGAGAGTTGCTCAGCAAGCAGAATACGCGGAGCAACTACAACAATGGTCTTGGGAGTTTGTGATTGAAACTCACGCGCACAGTCAAAAATCATTGTAGGAGTTTTCCCCGCTCCAGTTGGCATAATCAGTTGACCGCGAAGATGCTTAAGCATAGCATCAAGACCGCGAACCTGGTGTGGACGAAGTTGAAGAGGCATCACAAAAAATCAATACAATAACAATAGGAAATAATCAAGAAAAAGTCAAGGGTTTTGTGCCAGTTTTCTAAGTGTCACTGTAACTTCATCATCGTTTTTTACAACACTAACGACAGAGTATCCATCAGCAAGAGAGTGCATATCGTGATTGATTGTTGTTTTGACTTGGTGACAAGATTTGCAGAGAAGTTGACATTTTTTTGCTTCTGGTATTAGTTTATTTTCTAAACTACTTTCCAATCTCTTTCCTATTGTAAATGTTTTTTGTTTTCTGTCAATGTGGTCAAATTGTAGATTTTCAGTTACTCCACAACCAACACATTTACCACCAAGCATCTCTATCAAATATGCTTTATTTTTTGCCTTTCTCTCTCTTATTTTGGTATTAAGTTTTTCTCTGTTCTCCTCTTTCCACTTTTTAGTTTGTTCTTTATATTTTTTTGCTTTTTCAGGGTCTGCCATTTTTCTAGCATACCTTTCCTTTTCTCTTTGTTTCTTTTCCTCGTAATCTTTATATGGCATAACAGGGACAGATACTATTACTATTTATAAATATCTGCCCTTTAATTCACAGTCTGTTTATATCGCTTCAGGTCTTCAAGTACACTTGCTATTGTAGCACGACTGTACCCAGTTGCATAGGATGGTGACTTCTCTATTTCTTCAGAGTTATGGTCTACTGCATCACACACAGCATAACCTCTTTGTAGGTTGTTGATGATGCTATCAAACACAAAATCAGGGATTTGAATGTAACTCATTGTTCTCAGTGGTTTGGTATCTAAAGACAAGAATAGCACCCTTCTAGGCGATTCTAGAGGGTGCTAGTAGCAGTCAATCAACCGCCGTAGACTTCTTCAGCAATAGGAGTATCGCCAAACATTTCATTAAATAACCAATCTCCAGTGCGACCTTTTTTGAGGTTGTCTTCACACTCTTTCAGGAAGGAGATTTCACGTTTCCAAAACTCCACAGACTTCTTTGCTTTCAGATACTCATTGCGAGCATCATAGAGTTTGCGTTGGATTTCGATTCGGTCCATAGCGAAGGCATCGGTCATACTACTAGGACACTTTGGGCGATCCTAACTTTAATGGCAACTCAATTTGCCATTCTCTTTTCAACGTGAGCGAGAATCTTGGTCTTTGCTTTACCTTTTGGCGATTCTCCAGTTGCTTTCTTATACTTCTCAGTTTCTTGCTGTTTCATTATACCTCTCAACATTCTTTCACCTTCTCTAGTCTGCTTGTTTCTTTCTTTTGCAGACAAACCAGATGCTTTTGCTGGTTTGTAGTCAGGACTTACTGGTTTCTTTTCTTTCTTAGTTGCAAGTAACTTAGTAGCAGTCTTTGCTACTTCTTTTGCTTTTGGTTTTGCTGCTGTAGGTGTTTCTCCACCACCTTTCTTTGCTGCTGCTCTTGCTTGTGCTGCTTTTCTTCTTTCTTCTTTTGCTGCTGCTAGTTGTCTTTCTCTAGCACTTCCACGCTCTTGTGTTGGTTGTTGTTCACGCTCAGAACGTTGTCTTTGTTGACCAATATCTTTGCGTGGTTTGTAATCTACAGGTTCAGTTTTACCACCACCAACGTGTTTTACTCTGCGTCTTTCAGGAGTAGACTTTTTGCGCTCTCTTCCTACTCTACCACCTTCACCTTGGCGGGTGACAGATGCACCACCACCCCAACCAAGTTGCTTTGCAGTATCAGCATCAGATGCTTCACAAAGAGACATAAACTCCTGAAAGGTTTTCATTTTAGTATCTAAACACTACTTTTTAGTATTTAGATGTCCTCTTCCTTTGCTTTATAGGAACCCTTAAAGACGCGACCCTCAGCATAGAATTGCTTAACACGTTCGCGGCGAGTAGCAAGCAAGAGATCGTATTCTTCTTGTTGCTGTTTAGTGAACGTGAAATCTTGACGACGCCAGGTTTCTTTCAGTTCTTGAATGTGAGACAGCACGTTAGGGATGTGTTCAGTCATTTGAGAATAATAAAGGATTAAAGAGGTGTGTGGGTGATTTAGTGGACAGTTTGGAAACTGTCACTCAGTAATCGTAGTTGCCGTTGATGTAATCTTTGATGTTGAAATCGTTGTTTTCTTCAATCAAATCAATCAAATCTTCTCCAACGAAATCAAAGTTTTGCAATTCTTCAATTTGGATGTCGTCGTAGCAGTCCATAGATTCTGTGCTTACATTATAGTGACACTTTAGACGATCCTAACTTTAATACTCCACTATTTGGCACATAATTCTCATCAATAATCAAATAGATTTCTGTTTTATCATTCCAATGGCGGATGGCATTAGCAACAATGAAACAGTTGGTAATAAGAATAGACAGAAACATCACAAGGCGGATAAGTGCAACCCTATCCGCCTCTTTATCACATTTACTTGCTTTTTCTCCCAGTGCTTTAGCAAGCAATCGCCAAGCATTTTTCTGTTTCTTCATAGATTGATTTTCGTGACGTAATGTACTCCAACTCTTTCCATTGCTCATTATAACAAATCACAAGTAATCGCTCATTCTTATGAATAGGGCAGCACTCAAGGTTGACTTCATCTTTAGGACGAACACTATACTCAATGGTAATGTATTCTTTATCCTTAAAGTAAATCCAACCCTCAACTCCTTTTGTCCATTTTACATAATCATTGACTTGTGGTTCGTAGGTCATACAAATGCAAGTTCTAGTGGTGAAAGTTTAATCGGCATCGCGGTATAGTTCCGCGTGTCCTTGATATTTACACAAGCACCGATGGTCTTACTATTGACTGGGGCGAAGTATTCTCTGGTTTTGGATTTATAGAATCCCCAAATGGTGCGAGTTGTGGCACCATTATTGTAGTCAAACTTACGATGGCAACGCAACCAAACAGCGACCACACCACGCTTGAACTCTTCAAACTCATAACTATAACCTTCGGGCGGATGATGCGGAAACTCAGCAATCGTAAAATCTGTCTTTTGACATGTATTTGATTTGCTCTTGGAGTCGCAAGATTTCATGTTGTTGCTCCGTAATCTTTTGCTGAAGATGAGTAATACGTTCTTGATACTGCTGTTTTAAGTTAAACTCAAGACGATTTATTGAAGTTTCAATCATCAGGTGGTAAAAGATTCAACAACTCGGGATTCTTCGTTTTCAAGAAGAGGAAAGCGTTGTGCTTTTACAATGTTTTCTCGTAGTTTGCTGTAGTATTCTGTCCAGGTTTCATTATCCCATTCAACAACAACATCAAAACATTCTTCATCATTTTCTGCGATTACGTTGAGCAATCCACCATATTCCGATTGAAACTGTGGAACGAAATAATCCAAGATATAGAGAAACTTTTGTGCCATTGTCTTTTGTAAATTACTCCTTAAGTTTAACGAAAATCTGTGTTATTGTCAATCACATCATCAGCATTGGATGCAACAGATAGAAGTGCAAATCCCACTGTGATGAGAACACCAACTCCAACTCCAAGAATAAAAGTCATCAATAAAACTCCGCGAGGTAGTAGTCTACAGGAATCTCAAGTTTTGCTGCTTCAC